ACGTGCTTATATCACCCGTTAAAGAAACAAGTGGGGCTGTACCGTAACTCTTATTTTTTGCGTCTATTGTAAGTGTTCCTGAACTTGATGTAAATGATGCTGTGATTTGTGTGTTTGTAAGTTGGAGGTTTTGGGAATATACGTTACCACCTGAGTGTACGTCTTTTCCTATTTTAATGTTATTAGTCGTAACAAATGCATTACCCGTAGATGTAAACTGAATAACATTTGAAGTTACATTTGCACCCGCGCTTCCACTCGCAACATCGTCTAAATTGAATGGTGATGCGGCGACATTTAAGGCGCCTATAGTAATATTATCGGCAGAAACGTTACCCGTAACCGTGAGTACGTTGGATCCGAATGTGTTTACTGTAAGGTTTGCAGAACCTGCTGATGGACCTATAGAGACATTTGAATTTTCTTCATGTATGTTATCTAGTGATGAACCACCTTGTCCTCCTGAATCAAAAATTTCACCCGTTTGTGTGTCAAAAGATAAGACGTTTAGTGAGGATGATGCGAAATTTTGGTCGAGTCTTATAGCGTTAAGTACTTTAAAAGATTTACCTGAATTTATTGCTTTTAACTGTACGTTATCGTCAAATAAAACTGTTTTTGTTTCGACGTTACCATAAAATTTAGCATTAAAATCGACGTTATCTTTTACTGTTATGGATGAGTCTGCTGCTTTATTATCGGTTAAACCAATAGCTAATTCAGATTCGGTTTGATCGTACCCTACGTATACGTTATCTGTAGCTGGTGTTCTCGCAAATATCATACCCGAATCGACGTTTTCTGTACCATCACCGAGTTGAATTATAGCATCTTTTATAACTACGTGTTCTGATTGTATGTTTGAGAAAGTACCGAGAACTTTTAAATCTTGTGCGACTTCGAGTTTATTAACTCTTAGTTTTTTATCATTGTGAACGTATCGGAAATCTGTATCGGACGTTAATTTATCATTTACACCCGCATATACAATTTCTGTATCGGAAACACCCGATAATATACCATCCGTTATAGTAGGATCCGTGTCTAATAATATACTACCACTCGTACCAGATTGTGTATTTAGACGATCTGTACTAAGTGTTCCGTATGAAATATTACTTGCGTTTAAATCTGTTAATAGACTACCATTACCTTTAAATGTTCCCTGTGCTTCTATATTTGTACCTGTTATTGAAGATGCTGTTATAGCGTTTGAACCGTGTATTTCACCTAAAATTTTACCATCCGCTTGAATGTTACTGTAAGAATGAATCCCTACTTCGGTGTTTGTAGCCAGTATAGTTCGAGTTGTAGTATCTCCATTTTCTGTAACGTTTTGCAAAGTGACGTTTGATAATAAACCACCATCACCTTGATAATTTTGCGCGTGTATGTTACCCGTTGTTTGGAGTGCGTATGCAAATTCTGACGGTACGTTTAATCTTGTTTGACCTTGGTTACCTATACTAATAGAATTAGTTGGAGCCGTGTTACTTAAACCAAGATATGTACCTGTAAAGTCGTTTGCGTGAATGGTACCAGAAACTTGAACTTCGTTACCACTAGATACACCGTCAATGAGAAGTTTAGCTTGGTCGGTCATTTTTATACCGTAATCTGAACTACTTTTATTCATAAATATACGACTACCTATAGAAAGTGTATCTTGTGGGTTTGTGTTAGCTAAACCAATTGGTGTAGATGTTGTTCCTCCTACATTCGTAACATCCTGTAAACTTTTGTTACCGACCTCGTCTGTTGTTAGTTTTGTATCGACTATTTCATTTGTACCTGTTTTATATGCTAAAACGTTAAAAGTTCCTGATTCACTACTTTCTTTTCCGCGTATGGGTGCAATATAAGTGCTATTTGATGTTGATGTATCTGGCAATAATGCATCAGTTGCATTAAAAATAATAGTATTATTCGCCTGGTCCTCTGGTATGTATTTACCTAACCTTATCTTGGTAGATCTTTCTATCGTTGGTAAGTTTTTAACCATTTAATATAATACCGTATTTTAATTTGCATAAATCAAACCGGCCATACCATTTTCTATTCTGAGTATGTTATAATTGACTGCGTATATTGGGTCGTTTATGTTCATGTTTTGACTCATGATTTTAGCTGAATTGATTCTACTAAAGTTGAGTGATCCTGTTGGTTGTAAAGAACTCGTAGAAATACAGAAACAGTATAAGAAAAAGTCGGGGGATGTAACAAAGTTTGTATGATAATAGTTAGAAACTTCCATATAATGTGGTCTACCCCATCTATATTCTGTTAAATCGATACCGTTTATATTAATTTTAATTTTGTTACTTGGGGATGTGAGTGCACCTTCAGTTGTTGTATCCGAGGATGCGATATATTTAACTGGGTGATTAAATGTAAGTTCTTGTATTTTTTCACCGGATGCTATATTTTTTTGAACTTGTGTGATGAGAATATTATGGTTTCTTGAAACTATATTACCACGTTCTTCGTTATCGAGGAAATAATAGTTTGAGTGGGCTTCCCACTCATAATTATGCGCAGATTGTCCCCAATGAATACGAATTTCAACTTCGTGATAATTGAGCGCGACGAGTGGTAAAGAACACTGTGGACCTTCACAAAAAAAGAATCTGAGTGGATAAAAATACGAATTACCGCTTATACCTGGGTGTGTACCCATACAACTTTTAGATATGTTCTGTGCGAAAGTATCTATTGCTATTTTTTCTGTAAAAACGGATTCTTGTGAGTCTATGAGATGACCACCTATGTATAATTCGACTTTATCTATGAGATCTGTCCATCTCAAAACGTCTAGTGCTTTTTGTCCGTTGTGTATTGTAAGATACGTGTATCCTAATAAATCACCGTTTCTATCGAAACGGATAGATGACATAGCATTACTTTTCACAGCTCCCTGTATCGTTTGCTTTTCGACGGACTGTGAAAAATTAGAGTGTCTTTTAAATGTTGAATTAAAAAAAGATATTTCTGGTTCGCCCATTATGTGCTCGTCTTGAGCACCTACAGAAACAAGTTGAACAATACCAGAAGACATTTATAATAAGAAAAGGTTAAAAATATACATTAGTTAACGCCCTGAGAATTAATGAAGGGGTAAATTTCTTTTTTTGCAAACGAATTTAAATACAAGATAAATATCACCTATACCCTGTTCTGCTCCAGTTTGATTTAAAAGTTGAATAGATAACCTGTCGAGTTTACGTATTGGGTTATCATATTGTTGAACAATTGGATAATTGTCTTTAAAAATAAAATTAGTACTACTATCTGTTATGAGAGAACCAAAAAGATTTTGTAATTTAATTTGGTTAGTTGATGAGAGTGTATTTTTTGCGTACTGAGAAAACGGAGCGTTTAATTGTTCTATATTTAAGTTAATAATAGGAGACGAACCATTTATACCAGAAAAATTACCAGCGACTAATTTTGCCTGTACAATATTTTCCAAAACTACTGGGAGAAAAACAGTAAAATTAGCTTTAGAGCTATTCGCTTGTTGTTGATTATCAACAACTACAGTATGATATTCGTGTTCCGTGTCAGGTAAAAATTGTGGTGCTGTGAGAGAAGCCATTTAGTATTAGCTTAGATTAAAGTACCACCAATTCCATCCGTTATTTCAGCATCAGCTTGATCCTTTACTAATTTCTGACCATCACAAATACCACCGACACTATTTGAGTAATAACTTCCTAAACATTTTTCGGATGCCTGTATATTAAAAAGAGATTCTTCATTTTTTGTTGCGATGGAAATTTCTCTGGGCTGGTAATTACTTTGTCTCAAACTTCCGAGAACGGTAATTAGGACGATCACTACTAAAATAGCAAATAATGTTTGTTTATCAGTGCGATTCAATTTCATGTTTATTTGTAATGATACAATATTTTATTTATAAAGTGCGTTAAAGAATTGTGAATAGTTTCAATATAAAGATTAAATGGACGGTGAGATTATTCTTGATAGAGGTAATACAAATGTTATGAAATTAGATGATCGCGAACAGGCCTTGATGGATGAAATTGAAATAAGTGTTCCAAAACATCAGCCTGTGAAAAGACCACTCCCCACACAATTTACACCCCCACCCACACAACAATTCCAAGAGGATATAGATTCTTTTGCAAACCCAAATAAACAAAATCCACCAAGTAGACCACCTATAGAAGATCCAGTTGATTATGGTGAAAATGATAACGACGAAGGGTATACAGAGGAACCTCAATATGAATATACAGCTGAAGAAGAAGAAAAACCTTCACCAGGATACAAAAATATAGATGAAGAAAAAGCCGATTTAGTAAATAAACTCGATAGATTAGAAAAAAAAGGGTTCACTGTAAATAAAAGATTAAATGCGTATTCACCAATAGACGAGTTAAGAACAGAGTTGAAGAGAATAACGTATAGTATAGATGTGGATAAATCTATTAAGTTTTCCAGACGCATGCTCATTGCCTGTACAACTGGTCTTGAGTTCTTGAATAAAAAGTATAACCCATTTGAAATACAACTCGATGGATGGTCTGAAAATGTAATGGAAAATGTAGACGATTATGATGAAGTTTTTGAGGAATTGTACGTGAAATATAGAACTAAAATGACGGTCGCACCCGAAGTTAAGCTTATTATGATGCTTGGTGGTAGTGCTATGATGTTTCATTTGACAAATAGTATGTTTAAATCAGTCATGCCAAATATGAACGATGTCATAAAACAAAATCCAGATTTGGTAAAGAATATGATGAACGCTGTACAGAACACAGTTCCTAAATCACAACAAGTACAAAATGATATATCTCAACAATCAGATGGTAGACATGAAATGCAGGGTCCTGGTATAGACATATCGAGTTTGATGGGTAACATAATGATGCCACCAACACCACCAATGAATACAACGAGAATAGATCCAATACAAAACCCAGTAACAGATGATCCAGACGACGATATATCGGATATAGCATCTATACCTGGGGACGACGACGATAATAAAGAAGATGGCGATGATGTTAAAGAGGTAAAAGTACCAAATTCGACGAAGGGAAAACGAGGTCGAAAATCAAAAAAGGTTGAAATAAATTTATAAACCTTTAGTATAAATGATAGGTTACTCTTTCATAGATGACGATGATCCTATTGAGGTTAAAAAACCTGTTCGTCAGGCGGATATTTCTCCAGAACGTGAAATAGTTCAAAAGGATAAATTTGTACCTGTTCGTGTAATAGAAAATACAGAGTGTAATTACGTCGTGATGTTTTTTATTGCGGGTGTTATTACTTTAGCTATAATGGATGCCCTTCCTAAAAAATAAAAGAATAACGACATTTACCATCCTGATTATTCCAGAATGGTAAATGTGAATTTGATTTTTAATAAATTGATTACGTGTTTTCTAATGCCGTTACACGTGCTAATAGATCGGCGACTTGTGTTTCTAACGTCGCGACCTTCGTCTTTTCGGCTTGTAATTGTCTATCTACTTCTTGTAAAGCCGCAGTTGAAACCGCCCATATAGCGTCTTTATTTAAATGGTGGAAATCTTTGATACGTTCTCCGTGTATATACGCCCCAGTAACGTTACTAAAGTAATTATTCGTATCCGATATGGTTATAACATTACTACCAGAAGATGAAATGACGGGACACGTTACGAACTCATCTTTATCTGTAATAATATTAATATTAGATGTATTCGATAAACTTAAACCTTCAACGGGTATATCTAAACGAAGTTCAACTGTATTGTTATTTTCATTAATAACAACGTTTGAGTTCGTGAGTATGTTTGGTATATCACCTTCACCTACCGTAACCGCGTACGGTAAAACGTTAGATACTTGTTGTGCTATAAAACCGTAAACATTACTCGTTCCTTTTCGTTTATCGTCGATATAATTGTATATTTTTGGTTCAATAAGACGTATTTTATCGAGTGCAGAACTATCGTTTATATCGACCACGTTCTTTTTTATACGAATATCTGAAAACGCATTGAATTCTGTAGCAGCAATTCTATCAGATGTGTATATGGAATATTCGTTTGTTCCAGATGCCTGGCCTCCACCACCCGAAGCATTGTGCCAACCATATGATAGGTAACGAGACACATATCCATTAATATAGAATTTAGCTTGGTTGAAAACACTCGTTGTTCCTATAGAAACACCACCACTCCCGTTCCAATATAAATCATTACCTGACGTCGTCCAAGCACTCGAACCACCACCTCCACCTCCAAACGTTTGTGCGACACCATTAATCCTGAAACTACTACCAGTAGACA